TCAACACCGTCGGGGCCCGCCTCGTTTGAGGCCTCCTGATTATGCCATGAAAGTTGCGAAACTCCGAGCCTTTTGATACTTCGGTCTGCTGATCTTCAGCTTGCGATCAACTTCAATGATGCTGCGGCACGCGCAGCGGGTTCGGATAACCGGGCGGAAGATACCGCTGCAGGTCTTTCTTGATGTAGTGCGCGGTGCCGTGCCGCTGCAGCTTGTCGATCATCCGCAGCGTGTAGTCTTTCCAGTCCACGACGTTCGTAATCGTCGGCACGTAATTGGCTCGTCCGACCTTGTAGAGGTCGACGAACTCATGCGTTGCCTCGACGATCGACAAGCTGCTCTCGACGTCAAGCGTCGGCTCGAGCGATACCCATGTGAAGATGCCGCTGTCGTGGAACGCGCGGAGTGCGGCAATCCGATCGGTGGGCAGCGCCGCGTCGCGCTCCCACTTCAGGGAGAACGCGTCGTCGAGTGACGTGAGTGTGCTCGCGAACGCATCGTGTGTCGGGCGAAACAGATCTGCATCGGCGAGTGCGCGCGTGCCGCCCTTGGTCAAGACGCAGAACGCCAGCCCATGATCGATCAGGATTTCGATGCACGCGCGCGTGAGCGACGTGTCGAACGGGTTGTAGACATCGGTCGTGAAGCTGAACATCACCTGCCCGGTGATGCCGAGCTCGCGATACTTCGCCGCGTCCTTCCGCAACAGCGCGAGGAAGTTCGGGCGGGGCACCGCGCCGGCGTCGAATTCCTTGCGGTCCATGTGGAGGACGCCCGGCACGTAGCAGTAGGCGCACTTGTGACCGCAGCCGCGGTACGGGTTCGTGGACAGCGGCGCGTATTCGCCCGCCTGCCCGCGTGGTCCATAGAGGATCGAGCAGCCTTTGACCGATATGCCGTCCGGGTTGAGTGCCAGCATAGTCTTCCTCGTGATTGAGTCGCGATTGTACCAGTAAATCGACGTAATCGCGAGAGAATACGAAGTCTAGTGGATAACGCCGGAACTACTTCATGGAAACTTCCGAGACTTCGATTAGTGAAGGTGAGACGGGACGGCCACGAAAGGAAATTGATCTTCAACTATTGGCAATGCTTGCGGAAGCTGGCGCTTCAATAGCTGAAATCGCGGCGATGATTACTCGCCAGTCCGAAAAGCTTGGCGGTGTTCCCATAGACTTGCGGACGATCAAGCGCCGCCTCTCGGAGCCGGAATATCGCGACGCCTGGGAAAACGGCGTCAATGTCGGCAAGGCGAGGCTCCGCCTGCAGATGCTCAAGCAGTCCAAGCTCATGAACTCGGCCGGTGTCTCGATGGCGCAATTCCTCGCCGTCAACTGGCTCGGCATGACCAACAAGTCCTCCGTCGAACACAGCGGACGGGTCGATAGCGCGGTCGAGGTGTCGAGTGCTCGCGAACGTGTCAACCGGAAACTCGATTCTATCGGCGAACGCATCTCGAGCCGAGTTGCTGGCATCGCTGCCGCAGCTGGAGCGACGAGATCTCCTGCAATCGCTCAGTGACGAAGACCTAGACGCGCTCGAATTCGACTGGTCGTTTTGGGCGCGCAAGAACCAGCTCGCTCCGCCCGGCGCCTGGTCGATCTGGCTGATCTTGGCGGGCCGCGGCTTTGGCAAGACGCGCTCGGGCGCCGAGTGGGTGCGCGATCTCATGTGCGGCGCGACGCCACTCGCCCGCGGGCGAGTGCGCCATATGGCGCTCGTCGGCGAGACGGCGGCTGATACCCGCAAGGTCATGGTCGGCGACGGGCTCGGTGCCGATGAAGGCAGCGGCATCCTACAGGTTCATCCGAAGGAGTTTCGGCCGACTTATAACCCGTCGTTGAAGCGCCTCATCTGGCCGAACGGTGCCGTAGCGTCGCTCTACAACGCGACCGAGCCGGACGAGCTCCGCGGTCCGCAGCACGGCGCCGCATGGTGCGACGAGCTCGCGAAGTGGCGCTACCTGCAAGACACGTGGGACAATCTCGAATTCGGGTTGCGCATCGGCGACAATCCGCAGGTCTGCATCACGACGACGCCGAAGCCGATCAAGGCGCTCAAGGCGATCATCGCCGAGCCCGGTACGGTCAAGACCGTCGGCACCACGTACGAAAACATCGGCAACCTCGCGCCGAAGTTTATTGCCCGCGTCGTCACGAAGTATGAGGGCACGCGTCTCGGCCGGCAGGAGCTCCGCGCCGAGGTTCTCGATGACGTGCCGGGCGCGCTCTGGAACCGCTCGCGCATTGACGACTTGCGGGTAAAGCCGGCTGAGGTCCCGCAGCTGGTGCGCATCGTGGTCGCGATCGACCCCAGCGCATCGAGCGGCGAAGACTCGGATGAGGCGGGCATCATCGCCGCGGGCGTCGGCACTGACCGGCATGCATACGTTCTCGAAGACGGTTCCGGCATCATGCCGCCGGCGTCCGCCGACCCTAACAATCCGGGGTGGGCCAACCAGGCGATCGCGATCTTCAAGGCGCGGCGCGCCGACCGCATCGTTGCGGAGGTCAACAACGGCGGCGAGATGGTCGAGGCGACAATCCGCATGATCGACGCGAACGTGCCCTACAAGGCCGTTCACGCTTCACGCGGCAAGGTCATCCGTGCAGAGCCGGTATCGGCGCTGTATGAGCAAGGCCTCGTCCATCATGTCGGCATGTTCGCGACCCTCGAAGACCAGATGTGCGCGTTCACGTCGGACTTCGATCGCAAGACCGCAGGCTACTCGCCAGATCGGGTTGACGCGCTGGTATGGGCGCTCTCCGAGCTCATGGTCCAGCACGTCGATGGCATGGGCGTGTTTGAGTATTACCGCATGGGCGCCGAGAAGCTGCGCGAGCTCGCCGCGGTTGCAAAACAGGCGGCGCTACCGGGCCCGGTCACCAACACGAACGGCGGCGTCACGCTGAAAATGCCGGAAGGCATATCAAACATCTCCGGACTGGAGGGGCGATCATATGTCGTCGGCGCCGGCGGCCTGGTCGTGGTCCATGCCGATGACGTGGCGCCGCTCTGTGGCATCGGCGCCGAGCGGGTGACGCTCCAGCATGTATAGCATCGAAGCTCAACTGGCGGCGCTCCCGGTGCCGCTGCGGCGCACGATCACCCTCCAAGCGGAGTATCGCGCGTTTGATGCGCTGCCGCGCGAGCTAAGAGACGCGATCAACAATCTGCCGATTGGCATTGTCGCCACGGTCGCATTGCAGTGCCTCGCCGCACTTCGCGAGGGTGGAACCGAAACCGAAGTGCTTCAAAAGCTGCGCGACCTCGATCAGCAGCTATTCAGGAGATCACCGCAATGACGACGTTAGTCAAACTCTGTAACCCGGCGCTGGCTGGCGCAACAATCCAGTCGAGCAAGACCCTGACCAACTATTCGGTGGACGGCAACGGCTATGTGTCGGCGCCGTCCGACGATGTCGAGGCGCTGATGCGCGCCGGATTCCAGCCGGCGTTCACCGCCGTCATCAAATCGTTGTTCGTGGCACCGCTGCCGGCCGACCTCACAACGGTCGTGAATGCGGTGACGCCAACAAACGTGGCGCTGACCATCGCCGCGCAGCCGCCGCAAGCGCGGAAGCTCCAGATCCGCATCGTGATCGGCACGACGACGACGACGGCGATCACCGCTGGCAACCTGGCGCTCGTCGGATTCGACCAGGACGGCAACGCTGTCTCCGAAAATATCAGCCTCATCGAAAACGCTTCGGCGACCGTCAAGAGCAAATGGGCCTATTCGTCGCTGACCTCGGCGACGGTGTCGGGCTACGTCGCTAACGGTTCGGGCACCGGCAACACTGTCGGCATCGGCCCATCGAACGACTTCGGCATTTCGACGGCGCCTGGTGTTGCAAACTTCGCGCTGGTCAAGGCGACGAAGATCATCACGACGGTCACCGGCGCTGTCACCGCGTGGGCACGCGCCGTCACCGACGACACAGCCGCAAGCGCGACCGTTGACACGACGGCTCGCACGGTGGCGCCAACCACGGCACCGGGAACGGCCGGCATCAACGATTACGAATTTACCTGCTCGTACTCGATCGCCGCTTAAGACCTTACGACGGCGTGGCGGCTCTGCAGATGACACCGCGGGGCCGCCGCCTGCGTTGACGGGGACCGCCTGCATGAGCATTGACGCGCGTGTTGCGATCAAGGCGCTGGTTGCTGTCGAATTGTCGGCCGACACAAACGCCGTGATCGTGAAGCTGGCGACGGGCGCCGACACCGGCATCACGCTCGAATTCCCGTCCGACACCATCGAGACGGTTGCCGCCGGGTTTATTGCGGCTCGCAACGCAGTCGGGGGCCGCGCCGGTAAAGATCACGCGATCATTCCGCAGACGTGGGATGTTGGCGTCACCCGCATGACCGGCCACGTGATCGTCACTTACGACCGGAGCATTGCGTCTCACCGCGCATACGCGTTTGTGCCGCCGGTGGCTCGCGAGATGGGCCGCGCCCTGATTGCGGCCGCACGCACGTCTGAACACACCGACACGAAATTGGCCGCCAACAAACAATAGCCTGACACATGGCCGATCCTGCGAATGACACGGTGCGCGACTCGCGCGCGGCGGCCGTCACGCCGCTGACAAACGTTTCCGTGCGCTACAACTTGCGCCAGGGCGGCGGCATCCAGACCGGAACCGGCGCCGATTGGTTCGGGCCACAGGATCCGCTCAAGCCGCTCGCGCCGCCCGAAGTCACAGGTCGCACCTGGGACTTCCCGGTCGGCTTCAACGTCGTCACGCGCCCGCGCGCATACGAGGCCGTGGGCTTTGCCGAGTTGCGGGCGCTCGCGCAGTCCTACGATCTTTTGGCGCTGATTATCGAGACGCGCAAGGACCAGCTCTCGCGGTTGCCGTGGACGATCGCGCCGCGCGACGAAAACCTCCGCGAAGGGAAAAAGGATGTGCCGGCGGCGATCCAATCGAGGATCGACGCGATCACCAAATTCTTCAAGCGCCCGGATCATATCCATCGCTGGAGCAATTGGCTGCGGATGCTGATGGATGACATGCTGGTCATCGACGCGCCCACGCTCTTTTGCGAGCGCACGCGCGGCGGCCAGCTGCTTGGACTGCGGCCCATCGACGGCGCCACAATCAAGCGCGTCATCGACGATTGGGGAATGACGCCCGCCTATCCGTTGCCGGCCTATCAGCAGGTGCTCAAAGGACTGCCGGCACTCAACTACACCGAGCGCGACATGCTGTACCGGCCGCGCAACCGCCGCGTCCACAAGGCCTACGGCTTCAGCCCGGTCGAGCAAATCGTGATGACGGTGAACATTGCCCTGCGCCGCCAACTGTTCACGCTGCAATACTTCACCGAGGGCAACGTCCCGGAGTCCTTGATCGGTGCACCGGACTCGTGGACGCCAGAACAGATTGCCGCCTTCCAGGTCAACTGGGATACGATGCTGGAGGGCAACACGGCGGCTCGGCGCCACGCCAAGTTCGTGCCCGCCGGCGTCGGCAAGACCTTCATCCAGACGAAGGATGCGTCGCTCAGTGGGCCGTTCGACGAATGGCTGGCGCGCATCACCTGCTATGCGTTTTCGGTGTCGCCAGAACCATTCATTACCAAGGTCAACCGCGCCACCGCCGAGAACGCGCACGACGCCGCGCTCGAAGAAGGCCTCGAGCCGAACAAGGAATTCGTCAAGGGCTGGATCGACGACATCATCGAAAGCCCGCAGGGCTTCGGCAGCGACGACATCGAATTCCGCTGGCAGGATGATCGCGAGGTCGATCCTGAAAAGCAAAAGGACATCGTCACCGCCTATACCGAAGACGGCATCTTCACCGTCAACCAGGCGCGCGAGAAACTCGGCGAAGACCCAAGCGATGACCCGGCCGCCGACGTGCTCATGGTCAAGACGGCAACAGGTTTTGTGCCGATCGGCGCCAACACCATCGACGGCAAGCTCGAAGCGCAAGACAAGCTTGGGCCGCCGCAGCTTCCCGGCGCGAAGCCGGGTGAGACCGCGGCGCCTGGAGCGGCCGGTAAACCCGGTGTGCAAGAGCGCGATGTGCCGCCCGGCAAAGACCCGGCAGCGAGCAAGGTCTTCGACTTCCGCGAGATGACGGAGGCTGGTCAATCCGGCCGCCCTTTCGTGCTGGCGAAGAAAGCGCGGAGGGTGGCAACGCTCTCTTACGCGCGGCCGGCCATGCGCAAGGCCGTGACCAAGCTCACCACGTCGATCACCAAGGTGCTGCGGCGACTCGGCGCCGACGTCAGTGGTCAGGTTAGGAAAAAGCTCAAGCGGCTGGGGAAGGCCGCCGGCGACGAAGACTACGCCGCAGACCGAGCACGTCAGGCGGCGGAGATCGCGAACACCATCGCCCTGTCTCTCGACCTCAGCGGCCTGGAGACGATGGTTGACGTGACCGAGGAGGTTCTTGCGCAGATCGGCGAGGACTCGGGACGCGGGCTGATTGCCCAATTGGGTGTCTCCGACCCCGGCGATCTCGTCGACCAAGTCAATGAGCGCGTGGCCGCCTGGGCTCGAGCGCGATCCGCCGAGATGGTGGGGATGCGCTACAATGCGGATGGTGAGCTCGTGGAGGCGGTGCGCGCCGAGTACCGGATCGATGAGGCGACCCGCGATATGATCCGCGTGAATCTGGCGGACAGTCTCGCTGGCAATCTGGCAATCGGCGACATCATCGACAATTTGCAGACGGCGACCGCGTTCTCTGAGGACCGTGCCGAGTTGATTGCGCGCACCGAGATCACGCGCGCCAACAACCAATCGTCGCTGATTGCGGCGACCACTGCCCGCGATACGCTCGATCTCGGAATGAAAAAGCTGTGGCTGACCGCCGGTGACGATCTCGTTGACGAAGAAATCTGTCAGCCGAACGAGGACGATGGGGCGCTCGTGCTCGAAGACGACTTTTCGAGTGGCGATGACGCGCCACCCGGTCATCCGCGTTGCCGCTGCACGCTGGTCTATGACGTTGAGGAGTGATGCAATGTTCGACCACCCGTCCATCGAGTTCGCGCTCGGTTGCCTGATCTTCGGGTTCTGCGCCGGTTTCGGGTGGGCGCTCGCCGCGTGGCTCGTCGGCCGGATCACGATCCGCGCTCCCTGATGCGAGACGACGAGCGGTTCACGGCCGCCGATGAATTGCCTGTTGGTCTTATGGAGGCCACAGAGGCAATGGCGGCGAAGATGCGCGACGTCGAAGGCTACACGGTGCCGTGGACGGCAGGCCGGGCAATCGACGGTTCGGAGTTCTACCCGGACGAAGAACTTCCGAAAGAGGTAGCGGCGGTCAACACGCGCCAGAGCGTCAAGCGGCATGAGTGCGCCGAGCTCATCTGCATGAACGCCGGCATGACCTATGACCAGTTTTCGGTGCCGCCGGGACTCGCGCACTACCACGCGAACGGCGTCGAGAAGCTGAACGTCGAAGCGCAGGGCGGCACATGGGAGCCGTATTGCCTCGCGCTTCGGCCGACCATGAAAAAGATCGATGCTGAAGTGCTCACCAACCTGCCGCCGGCGGACAGGTGGGACAAGCGAATGTATGCCGACGATGATCGAAAACTCCTCGATCAAATAGATGCGGCCGACAAGGCCGTGATCGTGCTCAACGGCGGCGACGCCGCGCTCTCCAAAGGAGACGACACCGTGGACAACCTGCAAATATTTGTGCCGATCACGAAGATCGATGTCGCTAAGCGCCTGGTGTACGGGACGATGGCGGAGGAGATCGTCGACAAGTCGAAGGAGATGTTCGACTATGCGTCGTCGAAGCCCCTGTTCGAGAAGTGGTCGGGCGAGATCGCCAAGAACACGGACGGTAAGAGCGTCGGCAACCTGCGCTCCATGCACCAGCCGATTGCGGCCGGCAAGCTCACCGATATCGTGTTCAACGACACCGCGCTCAAGATCGAGACGTGCGCGAAGGTGGTCGATGAGGCCGAATGGAAGAAAGTGGAGGAGGGCGTCTACACCGGCTTCTCGATCGGCGGCAAGTACGTCAAGCGGTGGGCCGATCCTGCCAACGAGGGAGTGACCCGATATACGGCCGATCCGCACGAGGTCTCGCTGGTCGATAACCCGTGCATTCCGACTGCGACCTTCACCGCGATCAAGGCCGATGGCACGTCCGAGATGCGCAAGTTCAAGGGCGCGGCACCGGCAGTCGAGCCGCCAGCTGGCGTGGTCGCCGAGCGCGCAATGGAGCTCGCGGCTGCGGCCGGGTCAACCGCGTGGCACGACTTCATCGACCCGGCTCGCAATGAGCTCGCGAAGGAAGCCGGTGCACCGGCGCACGGTGAGGTGCCGGGCGACGACGGCAGCGAACAGCAGGTCTTCATCCATCCGAAGCTGCCGGGCGAGTTCTTTGCCACGAAGGCGGCAATGCGTCAGGCGCTCGCCAAAAAGAGCGGAGCCGCTGCGGCCGCGACAGCGGTGGCGCCCGTGGTCGATGCGCTCAAGGGCCTGGCCGATGAGCTCAATAAGCGCGATGGCAGGATGACGGTCGGTCAACTGGCGATCGCCACGTCGGCGATCATTCGGGACCGCGCCGACATGCCGCTGTTCGATGAAGCGGTGAAGTTCTTCGCCGCGCAGCCGGAGCATGAGCTGTCCAAGCGGATTGGCGTGTTGCCGCCGCTGTCATTCGGCGCCGATGCCAAGCCGATCGTGCCTGCGGACCTGGAGGCGGCGATCCGTGCGTTCGCGGCCGACGTCGTGAAGCTGGAGCTGGCGGACGTGGGCAAGCGCGAGTTCACCGACGAACAGCGCAAGAAGATGGCGGGCGAAGGCAAGGCGATGAAGGACGGATCGTTCCCGATCGAGAACAAAGACGATCTGAAGAATGCCATCAAGGCCTACGGCCGCGCAAAGAATAAGGCCGCGGCCAAGCGCCATATCATCAAGCGCGCGAAGGCCCTCGGCGCCACCGATCTTCTCCCGGACGATTGGAAATCCAAGAGCAAGGACGATTCGAAAAAGATTGCCGGAGACCCCGAGCTGGCGAAGACTGCCTCGTTGTGGAGTCTGTCAAATCTCCTACAGCTGCTGGCCTCGATTGAGGCGGCGGAGGAAGATTTCGAGTTCCCGGGTTATGGCCTCGGCATGTACGGTGGTGCGGCTCTCCCGAAGGAGCTGTGCGATCGCTTCGGAGCCTTGGTTGTCGAGCTGGGCGATATTGTTGCTGAAGCCCTTGATGTCATCTTGGCCGCGATGAAGGAGGAGGAAGCCAATGAAGCGATGACGCGCTGCGCTGATTTCCGAAACCTGTTGAAAGCCGGCGCCCGCCATTCCAAGGGCGATGTCGAGTTGCTGAACAAGGCGCACGACGCGCTTGTCGAACTCGGTGCCGAGTGCAAGGGCGGCACTGAAAAGATCGTCGGCGGCGCCGACGTTGAAAAGCTGACGGCGCAAATCGAAACGATCGTCGCCGAGCGCGATGCGCTGGTCAAGCAGCTTGGCGACCTGGTGCCGGTGCTCAAAGATGTTCACGAGCGCGTTGTCCGCATCGAGGCGCAGCCGGCGGTTGTCCCGCCGCGCGGCCTCTTGTCGATCGACAAGAACGGTGTGGCTGTCCCCCTCGGCGGCGGTGGCGGCGACGGCCCGCTGTCCGCGCTCGACATCGACAAGATCGTCGAGAATCTGGATCAGTCGAAGCTCAACGAGTTAGCACGCGCTCTCATCAAGCGCTCGCAAGAGAATCCGATCTCGGTCTACGGACCTGGACGGTAATCAACCGCGGCCGGAGACGGTCGCACGGACTACGCAACCAACAATCGGCAAGGCGTGAACCGCCCGCACCGGAGACGGTAAGCGGACGGATATGCCGTGTGTGCGCACCGGAGACGGGCGGCGCAACGCAGCACGACGCGGCGCCGGCAGGCATCAACAAGGAACGCGACAATGGACGCGAACATTATCCGGCAAACGCTGGAGGCGCTAAAAGCCTCGCAGTCGAAGCCGATCCCCGATCCGCGCTTCGAACTCGGAAAGGCGAGCACGTTCTCGCAGCCCGGTTCGGCGACGTCGGGCCTGACGTACTACGATCTTGAGCCGGGAGCGAAGCTGCTCTACCCGGTGCTCACGCCGCTGCGCAACGAGATTCCGCGCGTTGCCGGCCGCGGGGGCATCCAGGCGAACTGGCGTGCGGTCACCGGCATCAACACCGGCGGCGTGCGTGCCGGTGTCTCCGGCGGCAACCGCGGCGGCGTGATCCCCGTGTCAACCGCCGACTATATCGCAGCATACCGCGGTATCGGCTTGGAGACCAACGTCGATTTCGAGGCCGAGTATGCGGCCGAGAACTTCGAGGACGTGCGCAGCCTGGCCGTGCTGAACGGTCTCCAGGCGCTCATGCTCCAAGAAGAGCCGATGATCCTCGGCGGCAACTCTACCGCTGTGGCTCTCGGCACGACGCCGACGCCGACGCTCGCCGACGTGGGCACCGGCGGCACTCTCGCCTTCAACACGCAATACAGCGTGATCGCGGTGGCGCTCACGCTCGATGCGGTCATCAACGGCAGCGTGACCGGCGGCATCCAGGCGCTCATCACGCGCACGAATGCGGACGGTAGCTCTGACCAGTTCGGCGGCGGTTCTGCGCAAAAGTCCGCTAACCAGACTGTTACCACGGCGAACGACTCCAACAACACGCACTCGATCACCGCGTCCGTCACGAACGTCGTCGGCGCGCTGGGTTATGCGTGGTTTTGGGGGGCGGCCGGATCGGAGCTGCTCGGGGCCATCACGCCTGGACCGTCTTATACGGTCGCGGCCACGGCCACCGGCACGCAAACCGCGGCTTCGCTGCCTTCGGCCGACTGGTCGAAGAACGCACTCGCCTTCGACGGCCTGATCTACCAGGCGTTGAAGTCGGGGTCGAACTCCTACGTTGCGAATATCGCCGGCACGCTCACCAGCGACGCTGCCGGCGGCGTCATCCAGATCGATACCGCGCTCAAGAGCATGTGGGACCTCTACCGGCTCTCGCCCGACACGATGTGGGTGAACTCGCAACAGGCGCTCGATATCTCAAAGAAGATACTTGCTGGCAGCGCGTCCGCTGCGCAGCGGTTCGTCTTCGAGAGCGTGCAGGATGCGATCGGCGGCGGCATTATGGTCCGCACCTATCTCAACCGCTTCTCGATGGGCGGACCGAAGGTGATCGACATCAAGATTCACCCGAACATGCCCGCGGGTTGCATCCTGATGACGTCGAAGACGATCCCATACCCGCTCTCGCGGGTCGGCAACGTCTTCCAGATCCGCTCGCGTCGCGAATACTACCAGATCGAATGGCCGCTGCGCTCGCGCAAGTATGAGTACGGCGTCTATGCCGACCAGGTGCTCCAGCACTATTTTCCTCCGTCGATGGCGGTGCTCTATAACATCACCGCCGGCTAAACCGGCGTCTTGGGAGAAGGCAAGCATCCGAGGCGGCACGACGCCGCCTCGGAATGTTCAGAAGATCGGTTTTAATTATCGAGAGCGCGAGGAGATCACATGCGAGTACAAATGCCGGAATCGTTCACGGGCCACTTGGGCATCGGCGGGATGGAATTCAAAGGCGAACGCGGCGGCCAAATCGAGGTGCCCGAACATATTGCCCATGAGCTTGTGCTCCATCACGGAGCTAAGCATGTCAGCTTCACACCTGACATTCGCATGGTGCCGAAGGGCGAGGAGAAACCGCTGGTGCCACCGCCCGCTGCGGATGCGCAGTCATTGAGTGGTCAGGCCACCGGCGAGGAGCCGCCCGCGGCCGACACGACTGAGGCTGAGGTCGCCGACAAAGCGCCGCCCGCTGCGGATGCGCAGCAAGAGGCTGGCGATGTCACCGCTGCTGAGTAGCAGCGCACAGCGAGCGCCACGTCATGACGTCGCCGGCCGATCTCACCACGCTCGCGAACGTCAAGGCGTGGCTGACTGGCAATCCGCCGATCGGCGCTACGGATGACACGCTGCTCGGCCGCCTCATCACGTCGGCGAGCCGGTTCATTCTATCCACGCTGGCGCGGGACAGCATCCTGCCGGCGACCTGGAATGACGTGATGGACGGCACCGATGGCGACCGCATGATGTTGCGGCGCTATCCGGTGACGTCGATCGTCTCGTTGACCGTGTGCGGGAGCGCCGTCACCGCGAGCTCGCCGGCGCCGACCGGCGCCGGTTATTTGCTCCAGGCATGGCAGGGCATCCCGCCGGGCCGCCCACAGCTGATGTACCGCGTGGGCGGCTACTTCCCACGCGGCAAGCAGAACGTGGCGGTGAGCTACGTCGCCGGATATGCGATCCAGGGCGAAGCGCAGACGGTGCCGGCGACGCCGTTTCAGTTGAACGCGCTCGCGCCCTACGGCCTGTTCTCTGGCGATCGCGGCGTCACCTACGCGGTGAGCGGCACCGCGCTCACGAAGGTCGCGTCGTCGCCGACAATCGGACAGTACGCGGTGAACGCCACCGGCCAGTACACGTTCGCCGCCGCCGACACGAATGCAGCGGTGCTGATCTCCTATGCGTTCATCCCGTCCGATCTCGAGCAAGCGTGCATCGAGTTTGTCGCCGAACGCTATCGCTACAAGGGCAGGATCGGCGTGGTCTCTGAATCCCAAGGCGGCCACGTCAGCACGTCGTTCTCGCAAAAGGACATGAGCGACGCCATCCGGTCGATGATCGAGCCGTTCCGCAACGTGATCCCGATCGCATGAGCATCTTCAACGTCACGATGATCGGCGACACCCAGCTCATCGGAAAGCTGGAGGGGATGCCGAATAAGGTCCGGCAGGCGCTTGAACGGAAGGTGACCGCGCTCGGCTATAGGCTTCTCGCCTTGGTCAAGGGGAAATTGTCGGGCGAAGTCTTGCATGTGCGCTCCGGTTTGTTGCGCGATAGCGCGGTTTTCCCGCCGCCGACGGTGACTGCCACGTCGGTCAAGGGAAGAGTCGCCGAACCGGGGAGCGTCCCCTACGCGGCGATCCACGAATTCGGCGGCACTATCAACCATCCTGGCGGCACGCCCTACATCGTCGTCACCGGCGAAGGCGCGGTGTTCATCTCCAAAGCCAAAGCAGAGGCAATGGGGAATAAGGTTCAGTTCACGAGGCCGCACGCCATCAACATTCCGGAGCGATCGTACCTGCGATCGTCGCTCGGCGACATGGAAACGGAAATCCGCGAGGGGCTTGCCGAGGCCGTGCGCGAGGGTGTGCAGCTGCGATGATGAGCGCGCGCGGCACCTATATGGGCGCGCTGTTCACAGTGCTGTCCGGCATCGCAAATTTCCAGACGACGGGGCGGCGCCTGGTGCTGCCTCGCAACATGAGCGACGTCGCCAAGCCCGCGCTATTCATGGTCGAGGACGATGAGGAATACGCTTACGCCGGCGAGCAACTGCAAAAGGTGACGCTGCGCGCCGACGCGTGGATCTACACGGCGTCGGGTCTCGATCCGAACGCGACACCATCAACCGAGCTCGACACGATCCTCGACGCGCTCGACGCGGCGATGAAGCCCGCCGGCGCCGACATCGCGACCCAGCGGTTTACGCTCGGCGGTCTCGTCTATCACTGCCGGATACAGGGCCGGGTCTTCAAGGACCCCGGCGACCTGTCCGGCTTGGGTCTCGCGATCGTGCCGATCGCTTTGCTTGTGCCGTAGGAGAACGAACATGACCGATCAAGCCAATGCCCCGTCATCGTCTGCCGCGCCAACCCCGGATGCCGCGCCGGCGGCGCCGTCGCTGCCCGCCGAGGTCATTGACGAAGTGGAAAAGTGGTTTCGCGAGCACATGACCAATTCGATCGTGTCGCAGTCTACCGAGATCTTCAACAAGGTGCGCGGCGCAGTCGATGACCTGAAGGCTAGGCTCGCGCCCGTGATCGCGAAGATCGCGTCGAAGGTCTAACCCGCGCGCTTGCCGATTGCGCAACGCGCATAAGGAGAAACGATCATGTATGGCTTTGGCTCTGGCGTGCTGCTCGGATACCGGACAGACATCGCCAATCAGACGCCGATCAACGTCGGCTTGGCGAACGACGTCTCGCTCGACTTTTCCTTCGACCTGAAGGAATTGTTCGGCCAATATCAGAGCCCGATCGCGGTTGCCCGCGGCAAGGCGAAGTACACCGGCAAGTCGAAGTTCGCGCGCATTAGCGGCCTCTCGCTCGGCACGCTATTTTGGGGCGTGTCGCCAGTTGCTGGCCAGCAGGCGACGTCATTCGCCGAAGCTGGAACGGTGCCGGGCACAAGCGCCTACATCGTAACCGTCGCCAACGCGGCGACGTTCACTGACGATTATGGCGTCGTCTACGCCAACACCGGGTTGCCGTTCACGAAGGTCGCGTCGGGTCCGACAGTGGGGCAATACAGCGTGTCGGCCGGCGTCTATACGTTTGCGGTCGCAGATGCCAGCGCGGCCGTGCTCGTCAGCTACGGCTATACGATCGCCAGCACCGGGGAGAAGATCGTCGTCACCAACCAGCTCATGGGTGCGACGCCGACATTCCAGCTGCAATTCTATTCGACGTTCCAGGGCAAGCAGGTTTCGATCAAGTTTCCGAACGTCGCCTCCTCGAAGCTGGCCTTCCCGACCAAGCTCGACGACTTCACGATGCCGGAGTTGGACTTCACCTTCTATGCCGACGCCGGCGGCAACCTGTTCACCTGGTCATTCGCGGAGGCGAGCTAATTCAATGGCGTCTCAGTATCTCACCGAAGCCGAACTAAAAAACGCGCCCGCCATCACCATCGGCGGCCGCGTCTTCCATATTCCGCGCCTAGCGCTGGCGCAGAACCGCGTGGTCGTCGAGAACATGCAGGCGATCATGCCGGTTATCGGCCGCATGGAGATTGTCGCGGCCAGCGCCAACCCGCCGGCCGAGATCATGCGGAATTTTCCGATTGACGCGCCGACCTTCGCGAAGATGTGCGATGCCGTGTACGCGGCGATCACCCGCGGCTATCCCGACTTCACGCGCGACCAATTCGACAACGGCATGAGCATCGGCGTCGATGAGATCATCATGGCGCTCCCGACCGT